GATGGAATACAAAAGATCTAACCGGTATGTTAATTAAAGCTCAAAAAGAATTGAAAGCGGATCAATGGGAAGTCATAGAGTTCCCAGCTATCTTACCAAGTAATAAACCTACATGGCCTGAGTATTGGAAGTTAGAAGAATTAGAATCTGTCAAAGCTTCGCTATCCATTGGTAAATGGAATGCACAGTGGATGCAAGATCCAACGGCAGAAGAAGGATCAATCATAAAACGAGAATGGTGGAACGTTTGGGACAAAGGTTATGTACCTAAACTTCAACACGTTATTCAATCTTACGATACCGCGTTCCTTAAAAAAGAAACCGCTGACTATTCTGCGATTACAACGTGGGGCGTCTTTTATCCAAACGAGGACAGCGGACCGAATCTAATTCTACTTGATGCCCACAAAGAACGACTAGAGTTTCCAGATCTTAAGAAGGTAGCTTATGATCAGTGGAAGTATTGGAACCCTGATACAGTCATCATAGAAGGTAAAGCATCTGGATTACCTTTAACTTATGAATTGCGTAAGATGGGGATACCTGTTATAAATTACACACCTAGCAAAGGAAATGATAAACATGCTAGAGTAAACGCCGTTGCCCCGTTATTTGAGTCAGGGCAAATCTGGGCGCCTGATGATAAATTTGCAGAAGAAGTGATTGAAGAGTGTGCAGCGTTTCCATATGGAGACAATGACGATTTAGTCGATAGTATGACTCAAGCTGTGATGCGATTTAGACAAGGGGGTTTTATAGGGCATCCAGAAGACGAAAAAGATAAAGCGCAAACTAAAAAAGAATACAATTATTACTAATGGGATATTTACAAGCATTAAATTTATTAGTTAGAGCATACAAAGCAGCTAGAGGTGTTATGCCTAAAGGTCTTGATCTTTTAAAAATAAAAATGAAAGCAAGACGAAAAGCTATTGACTCTCAAAAAGTTGTAGAGTTTCCAAAAGATAGAATTACAGATCCATTCAAACCTAGAAATCAAATTGCAGGATCTAAACGAGAGAAAGGTCTTGAGATTGCAAAAGATAGAATGAAAAGATTAAAAGAAACAGAAGCAGAAACAATAGCTAGGATGAATAGACAAAACAAAGAAGCTGCACAAAGAATAAGAGATAAAAAGAAACCAAAGGAAGATAAAGCAGAAGGTGGTATTACAGGTGCAATTAAAAAAATTAAAAGAAGATTTGGTAAGAAGTCCATAACAACAGGTGATAAAATTAAGAGACCTGGTAACAGACAACTCTTTGATGATTTTAAAAAAAGAAATAAATTTAACGTTGGAGGTATGGCAAACCTAAGTCAAACTTATGATAACAATCCAACACTTCAAGCACAGTTTCCAAACAAACAAGATTACTTAGATCTGTTTAGTAGTACAACTACGACAACACCACAAACACAAACTTACGCACAGATGACACAACAACAACCAGCAGCCGGTATTCCTGCTGTAAAACCTATTGTGCCTATCATACCGCCGCAAGGAGATGGTGGAGATGGTGGTGGAGGAATAACTAGAACGGGTTATGGTTATCGTGGTCCAAGTATGACAATAGACGATATTGAAGAAGGAACGATTACTCCAGAAGAAGAAAGATTTGCAACAGGACAATCTTTAAGAAGTCTCGCAGAAAAAACTTTATTAGGTAATTTATTTTTTAAAACCAAAGATGCTGCATCTGATAAAGCTAGAGAAATAGCAGATAAAGTAAGAGCAGAAGAAATAGCTAAAGCCGAAGCTTTAAGATCTTTACAAGAAGCAATAGCAAGGAATCAAGCTAGGGCTAGTCAACAAGATTGGTCAGGAGCGTCAAGTGATTATACTGGTGGTTTTGATCCATCTACAGGGAACTATGATGACCCTTATAGTCCAGGCGATACAGAATAATGTCAGAATTTGAATCTATAATTGGAAGATTAAGAAAAGGTTATAAACCTGGTGGTCTTGTTAAAAAAAGAAACAGAGTTAAAAAATTATTTCCAAATAAAAAATTAGATTTTAAAAAATATCCTACTTATGGAATGTCTAAAAAAGATCCTGATTATGATAAAGCAAGATACGATCCAGAGGCTAGAAAAAAAAGAACAGCAAAAGAAAGAAAAAATCCAAAGTTAAGAGAAAGAAAAAGATTAAGAGCTTTAAATTATTACGCTAGAGAAAAAGAAAATATCTTAAAGAGAGCTTTTGATAGGTATCGTAGCGATACACCTGTTGGTAAAACAGGCAAAACTTTAAAACAATTAACTAAAGAAAAAAATTTAAAACAAATTAATAAGATTTTAAAAGAAAAAGGAGTCTTTCCTACAGGATTTGGAAAAGAGAATAAAGCTCTATCTGTTTGGCATGACCTATATAGGTCTTCACAAATACCAGGCCAACAAAGATTTATTCTTCAAGAAAAATTTATAAAAAATCTTCCAATAAATAAACAAGGTAATAAGTCATGGGCTTTGAATAATTACTACAAAAAAATAAAATTTATAGATACCAAAACAGGAGAAATAATAAAATTAGATGACACTATTAAAGGTAAAGGTAAAACTTTAAAACAATATTTAAATACAACTATTGCAAAAGAAGTTGGATCAAAAAACGTTTATCAACAAGCAATTGATGGTTATAAATTAAAAGATAAAATAAGAGATGTTCCAATTAAATACAAAGGAAAAATAGAAAGAGTCGGAACAATATTTGCAAAAACTGCTACAGATAGAAGTGGTAATTTAGTTAAAAGTGCTTTTGAGGTTCATCACCCTTATGGTATTAAAAATAATTGGTGGAACAATCAAGTAGCTTTAAGAGATGCAAATCGTAATTTAAATTATATTAATAACAGATTAGAAAGAGCTTATAAAAAAGCTACTAATCAAGCACAAAAAAATAAAATTTTAAAACAATTTGGAAAAGAAGTAGACAAACAACCAGGTGGTATAAGTTTATTTTTTGAAGGAAAACGGGTAGGTACAAGAACACCCACACCACAAACTATTTTAAAAGAGGGAGCAAAGTTTTATAAAAATCCTGCTTTAATAAAAGCTATAAAAGCGGCAGGTAAATTAATTAAACCACTTGGAATAGTAACAGGTATTGCAGCTGTAAACACTGCTGTAAAAGCAGGCGAAAGAAATCCTTTTGATTTAGCAGGAGCATATGTAACTGCTGATCCTGAAGTAGCTACTACAGCAAGAAGAATACGACAAGAGCCAGAATTTAGAAAAGAATACATGGCTGGCTTACCTCAGATACAGCCAGAAGGCTTTGAGCTATTTGAACAAGAAGACTTTACTTCTGTGCCTAGTGGAGGTATAACTTCAGTCAAAGGTGTAATTTAATAATAGGATAGAGGATATGGTAGATAGTATAGATAAGTCATTACCCAACACAGTTGAAGAAATCAAAGACGAAGAGTTCAAAGAAAAAGAAGTAGCCGTACCTGGCGAAGAAGTTATTACGACTGACACAAGCGAAGTTGTAATGGATGAGGCAGGTGGAGCTGAAGTTACTTTTGATCCAACAACGGTCCCTGGTCGACAATCAGAAGGACACTTTGCAAATTTAGCTGAGGATATGTCAGACACAGAGTTACAATCTTTGGGTCAAACACTTTACGATCAATACACAGAATACAAAGAATCAAGAGGAGACTGGGAACAGTCTTACAGAGAAGGTTTAGAATTACTAGGTTTCAAATACGAAAGAAGAACAGAACCATTTAAAGGAGCATCAGGTGTTAATCACCCAGTGCTAGCAGAGGCTGTTACACAATTTCAAGCTACAGCTTACAAAGAATTATTACCAAGTGATGGTCCAGTTCGAACACAAATTTTAGGTGATGTAACAATCGCTAAAGAAGAACAATCAAAACGTGTTAGAGATTTTATGAATTATCAACTCATGGATCAGATGAAAGAGTATGAACCAGAGTTTGATCAAATGCTTTTCTATCTACCCCTCAGCGGCTCTACATTTAAAAAAGTTTATTACGATGAACTTTTAGGTAGAGCCGTATCAAAATTCGTACCGGCAGAAGATTTAATTGTTCCGTACTCAGCTACCTCATTAGATGATACTGACGCAATTGTTCATGTAATCAAAATGTCTGGTAACGAATTGAGAAAACAACAGGTCGCTGGATTTTACAGAGATGTAAAATTAAGCGATCCGCCTGTTACAGAAAACCAAGTCGATGAAAAAAAATTACAACTAGAAGGTATTTCAAAAGATGATCAACAAGATCAATACACACTTTATGAAATGCACACAAATTTAGATTTAGTAGGCTATGAAGATACAGATGAGAATGGTATGCCAACAGGAATTAAATTACCATACATCATAACTTTTGCTGATGATAATCAAACAATATTATCTATTAGAAGAAACTTTAAACTAGATGACCCATTAAAGAAAAAAATAAGTTACTTTGTGCAATTTAAATTTTTACCTGGTACAGGTTTTTATGGTTTTGGTTTAATTCACATGATTGGTGGTTTAACTAGAACTGCTACAGCTGCGTTAAGACAATTACTTGATGCAGGAACTTTAGCAAACTTGCCAGCAGGATTTAAAACAAGAGGATTAAGAATTAGAGATGATGCACAACCTTTACAACCAGGAGAGTTTAGAGATGTTGATGCACCTGGTGGTAACATTAGAGATCAGTTTATGCAGCTACCTTTTAAAGGACCAGATGCAACTTTACTTCAGTTGATGGGTATTGTGGTAAATGCAGGACAAAGATTTGCATCAATCGCTGACTCACAAGTTGGAGACATGAACCAACAAGCTGCAGTTGGAACTACAGTTGCATTACTTGAAAGAGGTTCAAGAGTTATGTCTGTTT